AGCAAGACTAGAAGCTGAGGGAGCAGGAGAACAAAACACAAAAACTTCTATTTATAACAAAAAAGCCTTAGTAAGAAAGGACAAGTAACTGCGGATTACTTGCCTTCTCTAGGCAATAATTACCGTGGTAACTATGGATGAAGAAATGAATCTCGAGATAGGAATATCTGGAGATGGATTAAATGCAGAAGAAACTGCAAACACTCTCCAACAGATGCAACTTGCTGAAGAAGAGAGAAATGATGCGAGAGCAGAACTCGAAGCACAAAAAACAGAAGAAGCAAAGGTAGAAGCAAATGCTCCTCAAGGAGCTACTATCGGAGACTATGCTGCTGATACCTTAATAGGTTTAGGAGCTGGTGCTAGAGACATTGCTTCAAATATAATCACTGCCCCAGAAAGAGTTATTGATTTATTCAATGGCGAAATGACCAGAGAGGGAAAAGATTACGATACTGAATGGGATGATTTCATGTATGGTGATGGCGATCCTATCGAAACCAAAACATGGTGGGGAGGATTAGTCAGAGGCTCTACTAATGTTTTAGGTACTCTTGCTTTAACAGGTGGAACAGTAAAGCTTGTTAAAGGTGGAACTTTAGCAGCAAGTTTGGCTAATGGTGCCTTAACTGGTGCAAAGTTTGACTTACTAGCCAAAACATCTCAAGACGATAACCTTTCTGGAATGTTAAAAGAAAGATTTACTTGGCTTGATACACCGTTAGCTACTAAAGAACACGATCACCCTGCTATGAAAACATTGAAAAATGTTGTTGAAGGTATGGGTATTGGAGCTGTGTTTGATGCAACCATCTTTAAGATGATGCAAGGAGCACAAACTCCAGTAGCACAAGCTTTAAAAGAAAAAGGCAAAGGAACTATTAACGAAGTTTTAGATGCTGGTAAACGTGTATATGACGAAAGAGAAGCATTAGGGCAAGCATTAAAAGAAGATCTAGAACCAATAACTGGAAAAGTAAAAGAGTTTATTGACTCTAGAAAGTCTAGTATTGAGGTACAGAAAAGAGCAGAAGTAGCAGAACAGATAAAAGAACCCGGATTTAGAGCACCAAAGAACGAAGATATTGCTGACCCATGGCAAGGTGCAACTACATCAACAGAATCAGTTGCTGATGTACGTAAAGGGATAAGAGATAAAAAAACTAAATGGGGTGCTGAAGATGGTAGTACAGGTTCTTTCTTATCTAATACAGAGGTAGATAATATTGCTAAGAACTCTGGTCAAGCTAGAAATGAAATAGAAAAAGCAATAAAGAAAATATATGGTGAATATAAAATAAGAGATCTAGAAGAAACAGCTAAGAGACAGGGTAAAACTGTAGCTGAGCTAATGTCTGAAGATTTTGATATTTACCAAAAAGTATATGAAGGTAGAAATACATCTGACTTAACACCTACACAGTTTTGGAAATCAGTTAATGCAAACAAGATTAAAAAAACAGTAGATGGAAAGGTTATATATTCATACGTAAGTCCAGATCAAGCTAATGCTATTGATCTAATAAATGCTTCTTTATTTAGTGATATTAGAGATCAAGGTATTACTGCTAGAGAATTAGCAAACATAGCTGACCTAAAAGATATAGATGGTCCAGCTCAGCAAATGGTTAAAAAACTAATTGCTGGTTTAAGAATAAGAAAAATACAAAAAGCAGATATCTCTCAACAAATGAGAGACTTACAAACTAGAAAAGGTGTAAGTGCAGCAAGAAAAAAACTAAGTCAAGCAGAACTTAATGAGTTTGTTGATAAAGATGTACAGAAAAGTATAGATGCTTTCCGTATGGCTCTTGATATGACTGACGAACAAACAAGTGATGAGATATTTAAAACTTTGTTTGAAGGTATATCAATGGCTAAAGATATACAGACATTAGATGACCTAGATAACTTTATGAGGATCTGGATGAAAGGTGGTGAGTATGGCTTACGTCCTAAACAAACAGGTGCTCTACTAAGAGAAATGGGTTCTATGTTTACACATAGTGTTTTGTCTGGACCTAAAACAGCAGTTCGCGCAGTCTTAGGAACATCAACTGCAACCTTTACAAGACCTATGGCTATGGCTTTAGGTGGTGCATTGAGAGGAGATTCAGCAACTATGAGAGCTGGTTTAGCTTCTATGAACGCAATGCGTGAAGCAATACCAGAATCTTTTGAATTATTTAAAAGAAAGCTAAATAGTTATTGGGCTGGTGATATTTCAACAATGAAAACTCGTTTTTATGATCCTACAGAATTAGATAATCAGTGGACTATGCACGGTCAGTGGGCTGAAACGAGAGGAAATATGGTTGATAAAGCTATATATAGAACAGCTAATACTATTAGAACACTTAATGATAGTAGTCTTCTTACCTACTCAACTAAGATCATGGCAGCAACTGATGATGCTTTTGGTCTAATTATTGGTAGAGCTAGAGCTAGAGAAAAAGCATTTCTAAAAGCTGCTGAAAATTTACCTGATTCTAATTTTGCAAACTTAGATGAAAAGTTCTTCCGTGATATGGAAGATAATTTTAATAGTCAGATCTTTGATAAAGATGGAAACTTAACCAGTGAAATGGCTAAGTATGCCAAAAAAGAAGCAACACTAACTCAAGACTTAACTGGGTTTGGTGCAAAAATGGCAGATGCTTTTAATGAAGCACCATGGGCTAGACCTTTCTTTCTATTTGCAAGAACTGGTATTAACGGATTAACACTTACAGCTAAACATACTCCCGGTTTTAACTTCTTAGTTAAGGAGTTCAACATGATAGCTAAAGCAAAGACTCCTATTCCTGAATTACAGAAGTATGGAATCTATACTCAACGAGATTTAATAAATGCTAAAGCTGTACAAAATGGAAGATTAGCTATGGGTACGGCTGCTTTGAGTATGGCATCTATGGCATACCTTAGTGGTAATTTACATGGCAATGGTCCTACAGATAGACAACAAAGACAAGCATGGTTAGATGCAGGCTGGAAACCAAGAACTATAAAAATTGGTGATGTTTGGGTTAACTATGATGCGTTTGAACCTTACAACCAAATACTTGCATTAGTAGGAGATATAGGAGATCACCAACAATTAATGGGTGAAGAATGGGCTGAAGATAGATTATCTAAATTAGCAATGGCATTAGCTAGTACTGCTACAAGTAAATCTTATTTAGCAGGATTACAGTCATTTGTTGATTTATTTTCTGGAGCTCCCGGACAACAAAGTAGAATTGTTGCTTCATTAATGAACAATACAATTCCTTTATCTGGTCTTAGAAATGAGATTGGTAAAGTACTAACTCCTTACACAAGAGAATTAGGTTCCGATATACAAAGTTCTATTAGAAATAGAAACTTAGCAACAGAAGGCATAGCAGCAGATCCATTACCTATTAAATACGACATTCTTACTGGTAGACCAATTAAAGATCATGACTTTGTTACTCGTATGTTTAATGCGGTATCACCTGTCAACTTTAATTTAGATTATTCACCCGGTAGAGAGCTTTTATTTAATAGTGGCTATGACATGAGAACCTCTACATACTCAGCTCCTGATGGAACAGATTTATCTGACAGTCCAAAAGTTAGATCAATGTTTCAGAAAGCAATAGGTGAACAAAACCTATTAGCTGAGTTTGAAGAGATGGCACAAGACGAAGCTATACAAACATCTATTGCTGAAATGAACTGGCATAGAAAAAATGGTATGAGCGATGTAGAACCAAGATCATTTCCTCACTACAAAAGAATTGCAAAAGCATTTACTCGAGCTAAGAAACGAGCTTGGGCAAGTATTAAAGATGAGAATGATGTTCAAAAACTACTTGTTGCAGAAAGGGATCAAAAACTAAAAAACAGAGAAGCAAACAAAGGCACGATAAACAAAATCATAAACATGCCTAAATAAAACAAAAGGTGGATAACCAATGGCGGTACAAACAACTGAAGAATTTAAAAATGGCGGAGCCACCTCTTACGCCATCACAATTGAATATTTACAAGCAAGTGACATCAAGGTAAGAATTGGTGGAACTCTACAAACATATGTAACTGGTACTCCCGGTAGTGGTGAATACTCCGTAAGTGGAACAACAGTTACTCTTGGAGCAGCAGCTCCAGCAGGAAGTGGAAACGTACATATATATAGAGAAACAGATGTGAATACAGCAGCAGCCGTATTTGCTGCTGGTTCATCTATCAGAGCAGCCGATCTTAATGCCATACATGATATGGGTAGATTTGCTGCTGTTGAGCATAGAAATAAAATAATTACAGCAAATATAAAAGCAGGAGCAATTACTTCTACTGAGATTGCAGACGGCACGATTGTGAATGCTGATGTAAATGCTTCAGCAGCTATAGATGGAACGAAGATTAGTCCTAATTTTGGTAGTCAAAATATTGTTACCTCCGGAACAGTTGATGGTAGAGATGTATCTGCTGACGGTACAAAACTAGACGGAATAGAGACTGGAGCTACTGCTGACCAAACAAATGCAGAAATCAAAACTGCGTACGAGGCTAACAGTAATACTAATGCTTATACAGATGCAGAAAAGACAAAACTTTCTGGAATTGAAACGTCAGCTACAGCCGACCAAACTGGAGCTGAAATAAAAACAGCTTATGAAGGTGAAGCAAATACTAACGCCTTTAAAGATGCAGAAAAGAC